TGAAGGCAAATCTGTTGAAGAATTTAGAGGTGTATTATTAGATAATATTTCTAACGATGCTCCTTTAGAAACTCCAAAAGATATTGGTCTTACAGAAAAAGAAACAAAAAGATTTAGCGTTCTAAAAGCAATTAATGCTATGGCTAATCCTACTGATAGGAGAGCACAAGAAGAAGCTAAGTTTGAATTTGAATGTTCTGAAGCAGCACAAAGAGCACATGGTAAATCTGCTCAAGGTGTTATGCTTCCAGATGATATTCTAAGAAGTTGGTCACAAAGAGACTTAAATGCTTCAGATGACGCAGGTCTTATTGGTCAAGATTTTAGAGCTGGATCATTCATTGACTCTTTAAGGAACAACTCAGCAGTATTGCCACTAGCTACTACGCTAAATGGCTTATCTGGTGATGTGAAGATACCAAGAAAATCAAGTGCTGCTACTGCTGCTTTCATTAGTTCTGAAGGCGGAGCTGCTGGTGAGTCAGAAATGGTTATCGGTTCTGTGACAATGTCTCCAAAAACTTGTGGAGCATTTACAGATGTAACGAGACAACTTATGATTCAATCTTCACTTGATGTTGAAAACTTAATTAGAGATGATCTAGCTAAGTCAATGGCTATTGCTATTGATGACGCTGCATTAGAAGGTTCTGGAAGTTCAGGTAATCCAACAGGTATTACTAACACTTCAGGAATAAATACAGTATCACTTTCAAGTGCTGCTGCTCCTACTTTTGCTGAGATGGTTTCAATGGAAACTGCTGTTAGAGTTGACAATGCACTATTAGGCGACTTAGCTTACATAGTTCATCCAACTAACTATGGCACATTAAAAACTACTGAAAAAGCTACAAATACTGCTCAGTTTGTTGCTGTTAATGATGAAATCAATGGTTATAAAGCTGTTGTTTCACCACAATTAACTGCAAACAACTATGTATTTGGTAACTTTAGTGATCTGCTTGTTGGATTTTTTGGGGGTTTAGATATAGTTGTAGACCCTTATAGTAATTCAACTTCAGGAACAGTCAGAGTGGTTGCACTTCAATCTATGGATACAAATGTGCGTCATGCTGTAAGTTTCTGTGCTGCTTCATAATAAGTGGTTTTAAAAACTAGTAATATGGGTGGCTTAACCGCCACCCATCTTAAAAAAGGAGAAAGTATGAAATATTTGATTTTAAGAGATACTGTTGTTAAAGGTGATAGAGTGTCAGCAGGAGATGTTGTTGATATTGATATAGACTTAGGTAGACAACTTATCGGTTATGGTAAAGCTGAAGAATACAAAAGCAAGCCAAAAAAAGAAACCAACAGAAGCGTTGGATTAGAAAAATCTGAAACTCCAAAACCAAAAAAAAGAACTAAAAAATAATGGCAATAGAGTTTGATAGAGATTTCGATGGCTACCTAGATGCAGATTTTGGTCATGGAATGACTGTGACCTATACTCCTCAAGGCGGCTCAGGAGCTTCTATCAAAATCATATTAGAGCAAGAATACTTTGGAATTGATGTAGGTACTGTAGATGTAGAGGGTTTTCAACCAATAGCATTTTGCAAAACTACAGATGTTTCAAGTGCAGCTCATGGAGATACTATAGTCGCACCTGCATATAAAAACTTAGATGGCACAACAATAAAAGCAGGTGCTACCTATAAAGTTGTAAATGTGCAACCAGACAATACAGGTATAACTCAACTTATCTTAGAGGAACAATAATGGCAAATCATGTCAGGCAGCAAATTCGTGAGAGAGTAGGAACTGTTTTAACAGGACTTACCACTACAGCTACAAGAGTATTTGAAAGTAGAGTTTATGCTTTACAGGATTCTGAATTACCTGCATTGTTAATTTATACTAAAACAGAAGAGTCAGAGCCATTGGTTATGCATACAGATAGAGTAATGCAAAGAGAGCTTTCAATAGCAGTAGAATGTTATGCAAAAGCAAATTCCAATTTTGATGATACTATTGATACAATATGTAAGGAAGTTGAAGAAGCTATAGCTGCTGATACAACTCTAAACAATTTGGCAAAAGATATTTATATTGAGTCAACAGATATAGAGTTTAATGCAGATGGTGAAAGTCCAGTTGGCTATGCTACTTTGACATTTTTAACAACTTATCATGTCAAGGAAACCAATCCTGATGTGGCAGTTTAACGAGGAAAATTATGAAATTAATTAGTCCAAATGGAAAAACTACTATAGATGCTCACCCTAATAGTGTTGAGCATTTAAAGAGTAAGGGTTGGAAGGAAGAAGCAACCCCATCGAAAGATAAACTTAAATCTTCTTCTAAAACTAAAAACGGAGAATAATTATGGCAACATTTTTAGGCAAAGGCGGAACTGTTCAGGTTGGAAGTAATGCAATAGCTGAGATCAGAAGTTATAGTATTGATGAAACTATGGATACTGTAGAAGATACCTCAATGGGAAATGGCTCTAAAACTTATTTAGCTACGATTAATGATTTTAGCGGATCAGTAGATGTCCTTTATGACGATACTGATACTAATGGTCAAACAGCTTTATCAGTTGGTGCATCTGTAACACTTAACTTTGCTCCAGAAGGAGTGACTAGTGGAAAGGTAAAACTTACTGGTACAGCTATTGTTACAGGTAAATCTGTATCAGCTTCTTATGATGGTTTAGTAGAGTCAACTATTTCTGTTCAAGGAACAGGCGGCTTAACAACTACTGCATACTAATCATGTCAGCAATAGATAACGCAAAAAAACATTTTGATAGTCTTGATACAAGAATTATAGAAGTCCCTGAATGGGGTGAGGATGAGGATAATCCGCTAAAGATTTTCTGCAAACCTATCACTCTTTCAGAGACTTCTAAATTTATGAAATTAGCAAAAGATGATGATGTCCAGCTTCTAGCTTATGTATTAATTTACAAAGCATTAGATGAGACTGGTGAAAAGTTATTTACTATTGCCGATAAGAAAACCTTATTGGAGAGGGTAGATAGAGATGTATTGATTAGAATTTCTACTGAAATGATGAACAATGTTTCACAGGAAGAAGTTAAAAAAAAGTAATAGAAGATGAGCAGCTATACATAAAATATGCATTAGCTGAAAAATTAGGAAAGACTCTATACGAAATCGAAAGAATGACTGTAGAGGAGTTTCAAGGATGGCTTGCTTATCATGAAATAAAGGAAGAAAGAAGTGGCACTACCTAAAGGCTATAAATATAAAATAGAATTGTTGGCAAACAACAAAGCTGCTGCATCTCTTAATAAATTTAAAAAAGATATTGGTGGTGTAAATAGTGTTGTTGGAGAATTAAGAAATGCTTTGATAGCAGCTTTTAGTATAACTGAAATCACTCAAGCAGCTAACGTCATGATAGGCGTTGAAAATAGGATGCAGGCTTTTACTGGTTCTGCTGAACAAACAGCTATTGCTATGCAAAATATGAGAAGAATAGCTGTTGACTCAAGAACTGATTTTGAAGCAATAGGTATGTTATATAGTAGGCTTGCTATCGCTACAGAGCATTTAGGAGCAACATCAAGAGATGTTGCCGATGCTACACAAATGGTAGCCAACACCTTTGTTATTGCAGGTTCTCATGTTCAAGAAGCAAATAACTCAGCTAGACAGTTAGCACAGGGTTTAGCTTCAGGTGCATTGAGAGGTGATGAGCTTAGATCAGTAATGGAGAACAATATTATCCTAACAAAAATGTTAGCTGATGGTCTTGACATGACTGCTGGACAACTAAGAACCTTTGGTCACGCAGGAAAGCTTACAGCAGAAGTTGTAATGCCTATATTAATCGCAGGTGTTGAAGAAACAAATGAATTAATTAAAGAAATGCCTTTAACACTTGGACAAGCAGGTGTGGCTTTAAGAAACAATTTTCAATTTATGATAGGTGATATACAGAAATCAACACAAGGATTTTCTGGATTAGCTGAAGTTATATCATTCTTTGCAAGAAATATTGATGCAATATTTATACCAGTTATGTTAGGTGCTGTTGCTGCTGTAAAGAGCTTGGGAATGGCAATCGCAGCAAATCCTTTAGGTTTTTTAGTTATGGGATTTCAGGCTGCATTAGTGGCAATGTATATATTTAGAGATGAAATAGCAGTATTTATTGATAAGACAAATGCTAGATTTCAAAGATTTGGACTAAGATTAAAACTTTTCTTTATTAATGTATTTGATTTTATAAGAGAAAAATTTATTGATTTTAATAACTTTATGGCAAGGATGCTTAAACCATTATCTGATTTATTTGGCATGGAAACAGGCATTAAAGAATTTATTAAAACTGATACCTCTGAAGTAAAAAAAGAAATAGACGGACTAACAGATGTAATTGTAGAAGAATTTTCTGCTGCATTAGAGAGAAAAGATATTCCCGGAATTAAAGAGTTCTTCTTTGGTAAAACAGAAGAAGCAATATCGGATGTAGGAACTGGCTTTGCTCCACTCACAGAATTAGAAAGATTCTTTACCCATGCCCAAAAAGGATTTGATGACTTTACTGGCAGCATTAAGTCAATGCAAGAAGAGATACAGGGCATATTTAAAAAGACTTATGATGGTTTAACAAAGCTTACTTTTGACTTTCTAAAAACTGGTAAAGCTAGTTTTAAAGATTTTGCAACGGCAGTTGTTGATGAATTAATTAGAATTGCTATACAAAAGCTATTTTTAGATAGCTTGTTTGCTAGTTTCGGTAGTTCTATTGACAATTTAAAAGCAGGGGGTTCTTTTTTTAGAGATGCGTCAAGTCAAATAGGTGCTGATTTAACATCATCGCTAACAGATAATTTTAATCCTTTTGATGGTGGTTTGCCTACAAATGAAGGCGGAGGTTATACAGGCATGGGTGTTAGAGCAGGTGGTGTGGATGGACGTGGTGGCTTCCCTGCAATACTACATCCCAACGAAACAGTCATAGATCACACACAAGGACAAGGTATGGGTGCTACTGTAAACTTTAATATATCTACAGTAGATGCAGCAGGCTTTGATGAACTTCTAGCAACAAGAAAAAACATGATTGTAAGCATGGTAAATCAAGCTTATAATTCAAGAGGAAAAATGGGAGTAGTATAATGTCAGGCACTTTTCCAACAACAATATTACCAAGATCATTTCAGGTTATTAACAATAGACCATCACTTATTAATCAGTCAGTATCTGGCAAAAGAGTAACAAGAAAATATGGCTCACAATATTGGACATTGGAGGTAGGCTTGCCAGCACTAAGCAAAGCCGATGGCTTAGATACTTATGGTTTCTTACAACAACAACAAGGAGCTTTTGAAAAATTTAGTTTTACGCATCCTATACACAACAGGGGCGATGCTGGAACAAGAAAAGAAGCCGATCCACCCTTTCCAGATGTAACAGCACAAGTAGATGGCGCGCATACTGCTGGAGACTCATCGATACTTCTTGAAGGTTTTAGTTATACAAATGTTTCTGGTGATATTTTAAAGCGAGGTGATGTTATAAAATTTGCTAATCACGATAAGGTTTATATGATTACAGCAGACGTAGCAAACGCAGAAGCTACTGTTGGCGGATCAACAGATGTAACTATAAATATAGAGCCACCATTGATTGCAGATTTAGCAAACGATGAAGCAGTAACACTCAATAAACCAACTTATTCCGTCTATCTGACAGGTGATGTTGGCTATACAACAGACGCAAGCGGTCTTTATTACTTTAATTTTACTTTGCGTGAGTGCATTGAGTAATGGCGAGGTCATTAAGCTCATCATTATTAACGCAACTTGCGAATCCTACTAATACTTTTGCTTTTCTATTAGAGATAAATACCTCAACAGTTTTTAGGTTTACAGATCATCAAGCAAATGTTACTTATGACTCAAACACCTATACATCTTCAGGTGAAATAATATCTGTAAGCACTACTCCAGAAACAGGCGAACTTAAAGTAGAAGAAACATCTATTGAGCTTTCAAACATAAACTCAACACTCATATCAGTCTTTGATGATGAAAATTATATTGATAATACAGTAAATATTTACTTAGCTTTTTTTAACAGTAGCGAGACTTTTATTGATGCACTTATATATTTTTCTGGCAATATAAAAAATGTTGAGGTCAATGAAAGCAAATCAGACTCAAAAATAACTGTAACTTGCTCAAATCATTGGTCAAATTGGAATCTAAAAAAGGGCAGACACTACACCGACAACTCACAAAGATTAATTGATACTAATGATAAAGGTTTAGAGTATGCTCATGTCACAAAGACTGATATAAGGTGGGGAAGCTAAATGGCTTTTGATCCTAGAATATTGAAAAAAGCTTTTGACATTATTGTTGGCATTATTACAGTTGTTACAGGTGTTAAGAATTTTAGAACTATACAAAAACTAAAAAATCAAGGTCAGGATATATTAGCCACTAAACAAGCTGAAGGTGGCAAAATACCAATTATCTACGGAAGAAGAAGAGTCGGATCAACGCTCCTTTATATGGACACAGATTCAGGTAATTCAAAAGAATTATTTATTATCTATGGGTTATGT